TGATAGAATGGATTAGATGGTAGTCCTACCAATGCAGCCCAAATAGCCATGTCAGCATCGTCGCGGTCTATCTTGTCGCCATCAACAATGTCATCAAAAAGCTGAACAACTTGCCATAGATCAATTAGCCATTCGACCGCATCTTCGGGCAAGTCTAAAACTTCCACAAAGTTTCTACGCAACCAGTATTCAGGCGTTCCGCTTTTAAGCATAGTAAGCTTCCTACTATTGAGCCACAGGCTGCTCTTAAAAGCTCTGTGGCAAAACCCTATCACAATCAATCGTCAAATTCAAACTCTCGTTCTTTACGATACTTCCCGTCCAGATGCGCGAATGTTAACTGCTGAAGCCGTGCCAGCAATAGTGGAGATGAATCCACCTTTAGGCAATACATGGCCTACCAGTTCAGGAAACGTATATGTCTCGCTAGCCTGAAGCGTCTTGCTCTTAACAATCAAGTTATCATTGCCAGTTGATCCAGCATCGGCAACAAGGTTAACACTAATCGTTGCGGCTGATGCCGAATAATTAGTTGCGGTAAACTTATCAATGATGGTTTGAACACCAACAGCGGTATACTGTGTTACTTGTGTAGCTTCCGCAGTCTTAGCAGGGATGATGTTACTGATGGTCACGGCCATATCTAGTTCCTTAGAATAGCAAGTTGTTAAACGAAGCGGCTTGCATAATAACCCAATTTGTGCCGTTTGACACTAGTGTTGCCCAATTACCAGATACATTAGTTAAAATAGCAGTTCCTGCCGCACCACCGCCTTGGGGAATAACATTGCTAGAAGCAGATACAAGGCTTTGATCTTGGTTGTTCTGGAATGTTAGGTAGCGCCCAGGATATGATGCGGCAGATGGCAAAGTCACAGTGCAAGTCGATCCTGACTTGTTATTGATTATCCATGTTTCGCCTACAGCAACTGTAAAGTTTGCAGTCTTTGTTACGGGAGCAGATGGAGCTATGTAATCAACGTCTGCTGTAGCCGCTGAGATAGCAGTGCCATTGCCTTTAAGAATGCCCGTTATTGTGGTAGTAAGCGTAATGGCTGGTGTTGTTGTCGATGTTGCTACTGTTCCTGCAATGCCATTTGCCGATACAACAGATACGGATGTTACCGAACCAGAGCCTTTGTTGTTAAAGGTAGTCCAATCTGTGCTTGTAAGGTAGCCATTAACCGAAGCTGTAGCTGCTGCCATACTGATGGCGGGAGTTGCTCCACCGCTCGACACAACAGGAGCAGTTCCTGTAACACTCGTGACCGTGCCGGATGTGCCTGTCAAAACGCCAGCAGATAACGTCAAACCGCCAGCTACACTAATCTCTTCGGCTGCGCCTGTGCTGGCGGTAGTGCGACCCAACAAACGGCTGGTAGCCATTGTAAGACCATTTGCAGAGGCATATGCACTAGGAGCAACATAGTCAGTTGCGGCTACTGCTGCCGATAATGCAGTTCCATTACCTTTTATCAGACCTGCAACTGAAGTGGATAAAGTGATTGCAGGCGTTGTCGTGGCTGTTGCTACTGTCCCTGCAAAGCCGTTAGCCGATACGACAGATACGGATGTAACCGTTCCGCCACTTCCAGTTGCAGAAATAGTTATTGAACCCCCGCCATTGCTAATAGATACGCCGCTGCCTGGAGTTAAGGTTGCTTTGGTCAACGTATTGCCAGTTGTATTGCCAATTAGAAGTTGACCGTCAGTATATGAAGTCTGCCCTGTCCCACCGTTAACAACAGCCAGTGTGCCGCCAAGGGTCAGTGTGCCGCTAGTGGTTATGGGTGATCCGCTAAAGGTTAATCCAGTAGTGCCACCAGACGCAGCCACAGATGTTACCGAGCCATTGCTTGCAGGGGGAGCTATGCTTAGATCTTGTAGCTGCGTTTCAATCACAGCAAGCTGGCTTACGTTAGCTGGTGCTGGTTCCTTGTTGAGCGTTTCAGCTATGCCAATGATCTGTGCCAGCGCATCATTCGCACTTGCCCCAGAATTGCCAGCAGCAAGGCTTACATCATCAATTGAAATGACGTTAGCATTCGTGTTGGCAAACAGCCGCTCAAATTGCTTGATCTGTTCAAAGTCACTTAGGAATGACGCAAACTGATCTCGCGTCAAAGATAGCGTTTGATAAACCATTAGAACGCCAACGGCTCAATCGCCGCCTCTAGCCTCGCAAATGACATATGTGCTGCTGACGTTCCTTGGAATCGCTGTATGCGCCAGTTACGCATCCATCCCTGCTGGAACCAGACAAGACGCTTTGCACGTTCCCCTGTCTTACCCGCCTTGATAAACTTCTGTTGGCTCCACGTTTCACCATCAGTCGAATAGCTTGTGTTGATTGTCGGGTCAGTGCCAAAGGCAACAGAACCAGTGAGGCCAACCAGTTCAAGCTGCTGTATGATAGCACCCCTGCCTTCGTTATAAACGATGGTCGTGCCGAACTCCCAGCGCACAGTGTCGCCATATTGTGTCGAAATGTTCTTAACAAGATAGCCAACCTTGTTCGACGTTGCATCTCCGCATAGCCAATGGTCATAGCACCACACAAAGTTCTGTGCGCGATACTTAGAGAATCCTTCAATGCTGCTTGTCAGGATGAACCACACTGGCTGTCCTGTTTCTTTTGATCCAGCGCCATCAAATACAAGTGTGCGGTCAGGAAGGTGGATATATAAATGGTCGTGCGCTCTATCGTTGCGCGCTTCCATGTTGACCAAAGCAAGTTCTTCTTCAGTGTAATTTAACAGGATTTGGTCAATCTCTTGCGTACTGATCTTATTAGCGTTCGCATTCACGCCCAGATAAACACCTGGTGCTTCATTCCAGCCACTACCCAGAAACGCACAAGTCTCCATGTAGATGCAGCAAGCGTGTGTGCCGATTGAGCCTTTTTCGATCTGAGCGCCTTCAATACGTCTAAAAGGGAATAGGTCGCCGCCTACGTTGTCAAACACTTCAATCGTGTTTCTGTTCAGCGCATAGACTTCATTGCGGAGCTTCAGCAATCCAGTGATTGGATCGGGGTCGGCTTCTGCTGAACCATACTTTAACGGGTTAACTGCGAACGGGTTACTAAGTTCCGTAACAACAAGAAACTCGCCATCCGTGGTCATGAAATAACCATCAACCCAAACAACATCGATCACAATGCCCAAGTCTGGGTCGGTCACTTGCGTTACAGTCGTGCCATCATAATAAAATAGATTGTTGTTTGATGCGATTGCCAGAAGGTCAAAGGAATAATCCATTGACACATCTATGCCATTGTTCCCCACATCAGCAATAACAACCACAGTGCCATCCGCAGCCACACTACAGAACTTGGAACCCATCACTCGATAGCAAACGCCATTCCAGTTGATAGCGCCGCGATCAGTGCCAGGGCCAGTGCCGTTACCAACAATGCCATCAGCAGGACGTAGGAAGCCTTCGCTTATTCCATTCGACTTTGGCGTAGGCACAAGATTAACGGGATAAGACGTTCTAAAGTCTGGCCCGTTATCTGTGAATATACCATTGAGAATTGGAATCTGAACCACTTTACTTCTTTTTCTTCTTTGCTTTGGTCATCGTCATTGACTTGCCAGACTTAGCGGCAGCTTTCTTTGCCATTGCCATACCTTTTGCATCGTAGCTGAACTTTTTTCCGCCAACCATTGGCATTTTAATTCTCCTATTAGAAAGTTACATAAAGGTTGAACGCTTCAAGGCGCATAAGGTTATTTGCAGTCGCTGGCTGTGCAGTGATTGCAAATGTCTGATCTACTGAAGCATCGACGTTCAGGAACACGTTTGCACCCGTTGATAGGCCGTGACCTACAGAAGCCGTTGAGTTGCTGACAACTTGCGATCCACCACGATTGTACAATAGCTTTTGAACAGATGCGCTGGTGTTGCTTGCCGCAGCAGCAGACAAGATAGCACCGCCGCCATATGTCATGCCCAAGGTTTTAACTGTAGCGTTATTCGTCAATGTGAACAGAGCGTCAATCTCCATACCGCCGCCCACGCCCATCGACCAGCCAGGGACTGTGACGGATGCCAAAGTAACTACTGTGTTGGCTACCGCAACTACGGCAACGCCGTACCAAACAAGCGCAGTTTGTGTGCCAGACTGCGTACCGCTAGTGGTTACTGCTGCGCCTCCTGCTGATGTGGATACGGTGAAGGTGTTGGCTGACAGCACTTCCTTTATATAGTATGTGGTATTGATAGCCAATCCAGTAGGCAATGCACCAGTAGTGGTGAAACGGATAGTGTCATTTACCGATAGGCCATGTGCTGTCCAAGTTACTACGCCAGGTGCAGCAATGGTGATCGTTACGGTTGACGAAACGTAAGGTAGGTCGATTGTAACCGCTACGCCAGTTGTATCAGCATCCAGTGCGGTAACTTCATAAAAGCCAGTAACGCCTGTGCCACCTGTCCAAGTTGTATAAACACTTGCACCTACTGCGATTGCTGCCGTCAAGCCATGCGCCCCCGCACTTGCCAAGCGAACATTGCCACCGTTGTCATTATACGTCAGCGTCACAAAGGTTGCGGCTGGCTCAACCAGTGCAACAGGCTCAAGGCTACCGAGTGTCAAAGTTGGAAAGTCGCGCAAAGAAGGTTGAGCGCCTACGTCATATTGCGCTGTTGACTCAAGTCCGCTGACGATACGCACAGTGCGATCAACTGGATAAGGGCCAAACATCTGTGCGCTATTGGAAAGCGATGCAATTTGGGTGTAGTTTTCATAGCTTGTTGGGCCAATTGGCTCAAGCGAAACGGTTGTGGCATCGTTGCCCACATTGCCAATGCTGATATATTCACCAGCAGGAACAAGAACGTCGGTAATGGTCTGAGTAAGGCCTGGTTGAATAATCATATCTTTATCCCTTAATTACAATTAAACGCCGCCATTGCCAGTTTGAATGTTGAGCGTTGTGCCAGATGCTGAGATGTGCGCAAGCTTTGTGAAGCCATTTGCTTTGCGTATAATAACTTCGCTGCCAGCACGAACAGCCAAGTCAGCAGTCGTTGCAGTAGCAGCAGTTTCACCAATGCGAACGTAGCAGACGTTTGCGCCAGTGTTCACAAGACGGACGGAACTGTCAGTTCCCGAAATGGTTACTGATGCTGATGCTGCCGCAGGAGTTGCAACAATGTTCGATCCATAATTAGGAGCAAAAGGGTTTACATAAGACATTAGCCAACCTTCCAATTTATGCCGTCGCTATAGACGGGGACTTTGTTTGCGCCGCCACCAGCAACGGTAGCAGCAAATGTTGTGGTGCTTCCGTCAGTGATGAAAGCCCGTGCGCCAGTATTGCCAACAGCGTTTGGAAGCTGGGCAAAGGTCGATGGCGTTGTTAGCACTGTGTTTGCAATGACTGCGTCAAAGTTTTCCTCAACGTATTCAATAAGGGTTGTGACAGAGCAACGACGAGCGTCACCTTGGTTCGTTACGAATAATGGCAACTGATCTCCACCGGAGACCTGAGTTACAGTCGGTAGCTGATTAATTGTGGGCATTGATTAACTCCATTCGATAGGGCCATCCGGCCCAGCATTTACAGAATCATAAGGAATCCGCACATAAGGATTATCCCAGCGCCAAGGCTTGTTGCCCTGACCGATTGGCATAGTTGAAGGAAGCTGTTGTTCTAGCGGGAATGTAGCGCGTTGCAGCAATACGTTAAAAGCGCCCTTAGCCGATACCTTTGTCTCAGGTGAAACGCCCTTACCATAACCAGGCGCAATACGAATGGCGAGGTTAGTAATAATAGCTTCCCATGCACTGTCAGGCACATTGGTTTGCTCGTCTAGGTCGCTGTCTTGTGGGCTGCTTGGCATTGAGTAGCCAAGACGAATGCCCATTCCATTCCATTCGGCCATCATGGAATCTAAACGGCGCAAAGCTGCTTCTAGCTGTTCAGGCTGAAGGTCAAAGACGTAATCAGCCAAGCCAATTTCTTCAAAGGCTGACGTTACGAACTGGCGCTTTGTGTAACCCATTTAGACCTCCAAGTTCAATGCGCTGCCTTATATCAGAAAATGACGCATTAAACGAATAACTATTTCTTCTTTGCCTTCCGCTTAGGAGCCTTCGATGGCTTCCCTGCTTTCATGGCAGCATCGCGTGCTACATTCAGTGCAATGGCAATGGCTTGATTTTTAGGGCGACCAGCCTTTTCTTCCATCTTAATATTTTTACCGATGGTTGCGCGGCTGAAACCTTTT